TCTACAGAGACCATAATGTTTTCAGGTGCTACGTTTTTAATCTTAATCTCACCTGTCATCTCTTTAACACGAATCTTAACATTATGTAACATCGGTTGCATAAATGCTTGTGCAGATTCTTGCTCAATGCTAATTGTTCCATCATCACGCTCAACTTGTGGTGGTGTCACCATTTGTGGAGTGATAGGCATAGGTGTTACAGATGGGTCAGGATATGTTTCATGCTCTAGTATTTCTACATTATCATCTGATGCCAACATATCTAATTGCGCATCAGTTAGACCTTCATACTCTTCTTCTTCTGCTTCTTCGTATTCTTCGTGATAAACCTTAACATATCCGTTTTTAGAGAGTAGTGCATCTTTAAACCATACATAGAATATCTCGAACCCATTGTTCTTTTCCATCACAATGTGGTTTACATAGTCTGTTTCTTGTTCAGCAGCAGCTTGGTCTTCTGGACCTTTTGGCTCAAATGCTACAACTTCATCACCGGATACAAATGGTTTTAGTAACTGTGGTAATGCAGATTCAATCGTGTCCTGGACATCGTAAGATACAACTTGAGAACGACCTTCTACCTCATTACCAAACTTCTCACCTAAATAGTAATTGATAGCTTCTGCACGTTCAGATGATAACTGTGCATCGTTGATACCATATGCAATCTGTTCCTCGTTATCTATCTTACTGAGTATTTCTTCGTCTGTCATTTTTTCCATAATGTTCCTATTTTAATATACCACGAACGAATAATTCTTCCATTGGGTAATCTAATCCATAATCAGTTCCATATGCGTATGGAAAGTTTGCTCGTCTTTCGGCATCTGTTAATGGTATTCTACGTTGAGTTAATCTTGCTTCTGCTTCACCTGCAAGTTTTCGATATTGTTCGTGAGGATTATCTCCAGAAAACATTTTAGAAGACCCACCTTTTGCCCAATCTTCTAATCTTTGAATTGAATGTTGAGTCTCATGCAAAACAGAAGATAAGTCTGGTTCAAATTGAGTGTATGGTATTCCTGTAACTAAATCTCTATCTTTTTTATAATTATTTTTAATTGACTCAAAATCTCTTAAATATTGTTTATAAGTAAGATATTTTTTTGCCTTATCCATTGTTTTATCTTTAGCTAAATCTTCTATTTTTTGATTAATATTGTTTAACATTGCATTTGTTTGAGCAAATAATTCTTTTCTAGATGGTTGTTCTGGATTTGAATATTTACCAATTTGTATTCTGTTTTTAGATTTATCAAAGTATGAAGATTGTGATTGTTGTGTCGGCTTCAATCCTAATGAAATATCATTTAATTCTGGATACGCTTTGAATAAATCATCATGTACTAATTTTTTATTTAACATTGTAGGTTTTGCTCTACTTGTTAATAACATTTTAGCTTCATTATCACTAATTTCTTGTCTCCATTGTCCATCAGCAAATTTAGCAGTTCCTGTTTCTTGCCATATTTGTTCTGGTGTAACACCTTCTTTTTCTAATTTAAGTGCTTTATTGTAGTCTGCTTGTTTCCATAGTTTAGAACCTTTACCTACAAATGTTCCTAACAAACCACCGCCCATAAAATCAAAACCAGTTTGTAATGCTGTTTCAGGATTCATCATTGCCTGGACTCTACCTTGTGCAGCTGCGCCTAATTCATCCACTGCTCCGGATACATTGCCTTGTGTTAGCAATCCTAGCGGAGTACGCATAAACCTATCCTTGTATTCGGATAAGTCTGGGACATATTCTTGGGCTAATAACATTAAACAATTCCTAGGTTTTGATAATGTATCTCTTGATGTTGCCATGTCTCATTAGAGAACTTATCAGCAGATACACATAAATATCTAAATGCGTCAGCACCATGAGAGTATTCATCATGCAGTGGTGCGCCTGGTTCATTCGTTGTTGCATTAATAGAACGTCTATAGTGTTTAAGACACTCTATTAAACGCTCTGTTGATTTATCAAAGTAACAACGATGAAAGTTAATTCGTGCTAGTTTGATACCTGATTCAACATCTAGTCTAGGAACGATACGTACATCCCAACCATGTCGTCTCATAATTTCTTCTGCTGATGTACCATACTTAAAGTCTTTGGTTTGGCCATCATGCGGTAAATACATCTGTCCCCAATTATAGGGTAAGTTCTTAAGTTCAGCAGAGTAGCTATCTAATGTCCTATGGTCATCTTCTATGTATTTAATAATACGTAAATCTGATACACCTTTTTGGCATAGAATCACTGACATACTGTCATTCCAACCTAAATCCATGACCACATGAACTTTTAACTCTGGGTCATAGGGTACGTTTGTAATACGTTTATTCTCTTGTGCTTCTCTTATTTCGTTAGCATAGATAGCGCCATCAACGGCTGTCTTACATTCACCTTCCCAAATGTTATCGTAATCATCTGAGGTGGCTTTACTGTGTAATCGTTCTGCATCTAGTACTTTAGGAAACCATGGATTATCAATCCAGTTGACTTTAACTACCTTGGCATTATCCGGTGTATCTATTACAAATCGTTTGTATGTATCATCTGAATCTAAATCAGGGTTAAATGTAACCCATATCTCTGAATCAGGTTTCCTGATTGTAGGAATAAGAATATCCCATGACTTCTTACTAACAGTCTGAGCTTCTTCTACCCATACAATGTCTACACCTTCAAATGACTTAATAGACTCTACTGTGTTGTTAGCAAGACCTGTAAAGTTTATCTGGCTACCACTAACACATCTTATTTCATTCTCTAGTACTTCATAGTACTGACCAAAACCCATTGCTTGTATTTGGTCTGATAACAGTTGGTGAACTGATTGTTTAATAGAGCGTTGTACTTCCCTAGCACAAAGTATTCTTAACTTATGCTTAATCGCTAATGCTAGTAATGCACGAGCAAATCCCCATGACTTACCACTCCCTCTACCACCATAAGCTACTTTGTATCGGTGTGGTTCATCGAGAAAAGATAGTTTAGCTGGAAACTCTGCTTCAATCTCAATCGACATCGTCTGGTTTAATAAACTTAAGTGTTACGTTTAGAGGTGAATCTTGTCCATCTATTGTACCTAGTTCTGATTGAGTAGGCATCATCTTTGCATATATATTATAGAATTGGTTAGGATTCTCTGTAGCCCACATAACCATATGGTCTTCTCCACCAAGTCTTTCAAATACGTTTATAACGTTTTGTTTTACAGTAGCTGAAATCTTGTTAGGTGTTCCGGCTTTTCTACCAGAGCCTTCTCGTTTGCCACCCCAACTTGATTTATCTTCTACTTTTTCAAGATTATCTTTTTTTTCTTCGTCCATTGTACAACTCCGTATCGGTTGGTTGCTTTAATCTGTTAAATGTATCCCACCATTCATCTGCGTAATCACAATTAACGTAATCAGCAAAACATGGTGTTCCTATAGTAAAGTGAACTAACTTAGCATCAGGATTGTAATCGTATTCCCCTACTAACCAGTTCCATTCTTTGGGTATCTCACCAATTAAGTCTATAAACTCATTATCTAGCCATGTTAATCGGTGTAATTCTGCACCTGTAGAGTTCATTATCATCTCAGGTGTGAGTTGTTTGTTTTTAAAGTGTCCACAGTTCCATACCATGACACTTGACCAATTCTTTCTAGGATAGTCTTCGTTCTTATAACCTAGGTATTTAGTCGGGTATTTTGTTTTGTAGTCGTGTTTCACTACTGAGACTGCTGCTAATGGTTCTATAATATCCATTAACTCTTTGATGTCTGCACGACAAAGCATATCTCCATCAACAAAGATAGCGTAACCTTTATAATCACAGAGGTAGGGTACTAAGAACCTACTGTAAATAAATGCGTTGCTTCCGTCTTTGTGTGTTTCTGTGTAACCTTTTAATGTATTAAGAGCAAGTGGAGTAAAGCTAACTGGTATGGTTGCTTTCTCTATGACACTTTGGCAAAACACATGATAAGCTACAGGTTCTACTACACCATCGTATCCTACGAATATGTTAATCTTTTCTGTTGTGAGCATCTATCCATTATCTCTTTTCTTTGCTCATCGGTCAACTTTGTCCAGTTCATCACTTCTGATACTGTTCTTTTACAACTGATACATTCATCATCTATAACGTGGCACTCATAAGTGCATGGGCTTAACACTTCCATCTAGCTCTTGCAGCTTTACCTCTTTCCCCTGTCCATCCTTCTGACCTAGCACAGAATGATTTACGTCTTTTAGCGTCTTTACTACCTGGCTTTACTTTACCTGTTACAGGTGCTTTCAGATTGCTACCTGTTTCTCGGTT